CTCGAAACAGAAACCTCCTGCACTGCGTTGGTTGCCAGACCCACCGAACGGCTGTTGCCATACGGGTTGTTGATATTGACTCCGTTCAGGGTATAGGCAATCTCGTTTCCGTATCCGCCGCGTATAACGGTCCGGTCGTTCGCGCTGAGCGCAAAGCCCAGCCGCGGGGCAAGGTTGTTCGTGTCGGAGAACATCGAAATGCCGATGAGGCGGGTCGGGTCGATGCCCTCTTGGTGGTACACTACAGGGATGTGCCTGTATCGGTTCGGCTCGTCCACCAGAACAATCGGGTCCCCTGACTGCGGAAGAATAGCAATCGACAACCGACCGTACGGGTATTTCTGAACCCTGCGCGTACCAACCTTCACCTTTTCCGAATAAGAGGCCGCGACAACGCCCGTATTGGCGTCCACGCTGGTGTTAGTTCTCTCATCGAACACGTCCTCTGTGGTCATGGTTTGATCCGGATACCATGCTTCCACGAGGAGGAAACGATCCTTTGCGGAGTCGGCCGGATACCTGTGCTCAAACTCTCCCATGAAGAGATCGTGTCCCATCTCCCTCGACACGCTCTCTGCTTCGGACGGCTCGGACATGAGGTCCTCAAGCAGTTCGCTCACGTCACGCCCCCGAATGTCCGTCGGCCATGCCACATAAATCTGACTCGCACCCAACATCGGCAGTTCGATCCAGTACCCACTGGCCTGGAGATCGTCGTTATCCGAACTGTGAGGATCGGCTACACATGTTCGCAGATCGACAACCTTGATGACGTTTCTCCCAGGATGTTCGGCAGTGGCGTTCTCGAACACCGTCTTGATGACCGCTCCTCCGTAGACGCCCCCAGAAAACGTGATGTCGATACGTTTCTCCTTCATCGCGGACCTGCTCCATGCCTCCCGCATCATCGCCTGAATCAGGCCCGCTACAAGATCGCTGCCAGGACCGTCCCGCCCCCTCACGTTCCAGCCCATTTCCTGGTCGTTCCGGGTGGCAATCGCCAGTTCGAGCGCACTCTTTTGGAGATTCACTTGCGGATCGGCACGCCAAGATTTTCCCGTCGCGTTTCCGGCAGGACCTCTCTGATACCGTAGGATGTTCTGAGCGGCTTCGTCAGACAGGATGTTCTTCCCCTGTTCGGCGTCCTGTAACATCCGACGAATGTTCTCTACGACCTCACGCTCGCGTTCCTCATCGGTATTCGCGGATATGCCATCTTCGTCGTCCATCCCGGAAGGATGTTCCTGGCCGCTCTCGTCGGCCAAGGCGGCGAGTAGAGTATCGACGGCCCCTTCGAGTTCATCATCGTCGAATTCCGCCACGACGTTCTACCCCCGAATCTCGATGTGCCTGAGCCACACGTAGCCGCATCCTTGCTTGTTGCAGATTGCGAGTCGGAAGTCTTCGACGTTTCCGCATCCCACACCAGCTGCGACGACTTTCGTTTCCACCGCGTTCCTGAGATCGGATGAAATCATGCCTGCGAACGGTCCGACCGAAAGTGTACCTTCGACAAACGGCACGGGCCTGTACTCCCGCTCACTCTCCTCGACGTGCTCCTTGCGCCTGTCCCGGCCTTCGATCTTCTTCTCGTGCGTGGCACGGCGTACAGCATCGTCCCTCTCGTACTGCGCCCTCTGATCGGACAGATACGAGGAACAGAGCGCCTCGTAGTACGAGACCGATCCACACTGGGGACACGTGGGGTTGTCCCTTACCGATTCCGGAATCACATGACTCATGTTTTCGCAACTCCCTTCAGGTAGGACCGCCGAATCTGGTCGGTCACGCCAGGATCGGGAACGAAGTCGTGAGGGTTCACGGTCCCATCCGGCGGCGTCCAGTCACTCGCCTTGATGATGTGTTTCATCCGTTCCTCTTTCGGAAGGTTCGGATCGCACGGAATCTTCGGAATGAATGCCATGCGCCGTCCGTCTTTGTCGTGGTCCGGAACCCGCAGGTACAGTTCCGCCTTCTCGTTTTCGTAGACGCACGTTCCCGGTCGGCGTACGAGGTCAAAGCGCTGTGCGTCGGCTATGATCCGAGGAGCCGTGAACACCCTGTCTGCGTGTCCGCCGCACGGGCATGGCATGGACGACGGGTGGTCGTCCGTCATGCGCATCGTGAGGTCCTTCGAGAATCCGCAGGCGTCGCACGTGTACGGGTACTCAGGCATGTGGATCGGACCTTCCGTTCGTGGTTCTGGGCGACGCCATCGGCGTCTCTTTGGTGTGCGCCTCAGCCAGTCTTCTGACTACAGGGCTTCGGTCGCGCACCAGAGAGGAGAGGTCATTCCGAATTTCCTCCTCAGTTCGCCTCAATCTCTCAGGGTCATACGGTATCGCTCTCGGCTTCCGGACATCTGCCTGTCCAGTACCCTCTGCCCGTCTACCCCCCTTGTCGCCACGCCAATACACCCACACGACGGTAGCGACAGCAACAGAGACGGCGATTGCGACAATCGCGAAGAGGACGCACACGACAAAGGCGACCACCACCGTCTCGTAGAGCGTCATTCTACACTCCAGTGACATGACCCTTGATCTGGACACTCACCAAGGGCGGCACGTGAACGCCGATCGTGAGTACGTTCTGTGCGGCGGGTGGAGCGGCGATGGTGAAGGCCACGTCCGTTCCCGTGTCCAGCCGTTGCAGTTCGCATTCAGCCGCCGTCAGTGTCGTGTATGCTGTGAACGGTCCCAGCGTGTCGGCGTCCGACACCATCGTAGGGCTCGAATTGGACAGAGGCTGAATCGACTTCGAGTAGACAGGAACCGGAGCCCCGGCGACATGCGGCGTTACGGCAGCCATCTAAGTTTTCCCCCTCGATCGTGACGGGAACTCGGACACAAGATTCTCCAGTGCGACGATCCGATCCAGCAAGCGATTCGGCTTTTTTCGCCACGTTCCAGGGCCTGCGCCCATCGGAGACGAGTCGACAAAACACAGTCCGCGCATCCCGTATTCGTAGTAGACGAGCGAACACACGGGAACATCCGGATGCCCCGCATCCATCTTCACACCCGTGCATCGCAGCAGCCAGCATGGGATCGTCACTTCAGGCGTGTCAATCGGTGTGTACTCCGCCACCTCGCCGCTCCAGACGTTGGAGAATGTCTCGATCTTCCTGCGCTCTGCCGATGTCCTGGCGAAAAACTGATCGGGCGTCTCCTCCACAGTCACGGAGACGGATTCGGAAGGTTGCGCGATCTCGGTCATTTGACGAGTCCTTTCCTGCGTCTCCGTCTCCCGGCCTCGTCGGCAGGTTTCATCGACGCGGCCTTCTCCTGCGAGTCGTCCATGATCGAGCCGTGAACCGCCATGCGCATTCGCGCCCTGCTCATCAGACGCCGAAACTTCTCCACGTCCCCGGCATCTCTCACGCCGGGCAGTGTGCTCATCGGAAATCCGGTCGTTGTCATCGCCATCGTCTATTCCTCACCACAGCAATCTGGCAGTAGGTTGAGATCGGCACATGATCCCAACCTTTTCGTTTTCGCAGCAGAATCCAGTTCGTGAGTTTGCGCAACACTTTCGCGTCCATACGCCGGGTGTGTTCCAGGCGGGTGAGCATGTGTGCAGATATGCCCATTTCGCTCGCCCGCTGGCGACAATCCGCGATGTTCAAAATCTTAAGGGCGATATCTTTTCTCCACTGCGCCGCCCATCTGCTCGCAATAACGAGACGGCGAAGACAATTCCGTAGACTCACCGCCATCGGAATCTCCTACTTTCCGGCGCGTCTTCGTCCGGCGGCGGACATCTTCGCCATCCGTTCGGACCCGTACTTCGCTCTTCCGGCTGCGGCGGCAACGGCAGCGGGGTTCCGAACGTCTCCGCGCCGTGCAATCTTCTCTTCGAGAGCGGCAAATCTCTCACCGGACCCGAGGACTGGCTTCGGTTGGGTCATGCCGTGACTCGTCATGCCCATGTCCCGCGTCTTCGGCGTTCCCCGCATCATCGCCCGACGTTGTGCAGGTGTGTGGTACTCGTGTATCATGTCTGCCTCCCTAAACGACGCGACCCCGAAACGGGTAGTTCACACCCGCTTCGAGGTCGTCGTCTGCACCAGTCTCAAAATGCGTCATGGGACCAGCAGCAACAGGACTGTCCGTGCTTCACTCACGAGAGCGGGGCCGAGTCTACTGGGGACATCTCTCGCTGTCAATGTTTTTTTTCAGACACACGAATCCGTTTTCGCCGCCGCCACCGCATCCGCCGCCACCGCCTGCATCTTCGCCACCATTTCCGCCGCATCCTCCGCCTTCGCCTCCGCCAACGCCACATTCGCCTCTGCCTCCAGCAATCGCACTACCGCCCACGCCGCCGCCACCGCCTCATCGGCCTTGGCGTACCAACCGTGCGCGATAGCCTCTCTTGCCAGTGCCCGCCAGCGGCGCGCCTTCTCCACCCAATCTTCGGGAACTACGGCCCACGCGCACCGGGCCTTCCAGTCGTAGTCGTCGCTCATGTTGACTCCTTGTCACCTATGGCGTAATTCCGTACTCTCCGCACGCCTCGCCCCAAGTACCCAGCATCACGCTCCAGCATACGCCGGAACTCCAAGGCGAATCGCACGGCGTACAGAATCGTCTTCGCCATGCCGTCGCACTCCAGCGTGTCACCGTCACGCGACATCGACCGCAGAGCCTCAATGGTGTCGGTGCATCGCGGATCGACACGGAATCCCGCCCCGTTCGGTTTCTTGTCACGGCACATTGCCACAAGATCGTCGGCCGCACGATTCATCCGCTGATCCGCATGAACGCATTGCATCCCCGCATCCTGGAATGCTTCGAAGCTTGACGATCTGGGAATCGGACCGACTCGGGAAGACATCGAAATCCGTTCCCCCGTAGAATTCACGATCCACGTGAAATCCTTGGCGGTGGATGGACAGGCGGACGAACCAGGAGTCCCCGTCGAATGCCGCGACCCGAGCACACGACTCTTCAACCGAACGATTACAGACTCCTCATCCAGTCCAAGGTACGACGCCTCGTCGTACACGTGTAGCACACCGTCATGCGACACATACAGCCATGAGCACCAGAATCGCCCCTGCTCCCGATGCACAGAAGCCATCCTCGGACGGGTCGGGTCGATCAGGTCGAGTGACACGATCTGCTTCGACTCCGCGAACTCGAACAGCACGCGCCGCGACAAGACCGTTTCCATCGCCTCGCCCTGCATGGAAGCAAGGGCCAAGGCGTCGGCCCGATCTGGCGACCTTCCGAGACGCCTTCGAATCTCGTCCTTCTCTTCAATCTGGATGAGGCCCCGGACGCTGTTCGCCTTGAGCCGGATCACCGACAACTCACCGGCGAGGCGCGTGTCTCTCGGATCAATCGCAATCACTCCAGTGCGGAATCGTTCACGGAGGGTCCAGTACATCTCGGCCCGTATATTCAAGAAACGATCCTGCCTCGATGAAGCGGACGAGAAATGCACGGGCGTCACCAGGAAGCCTGCACCCCTCAGAGGATCGACAACCCCGGCCCCAAGTCCACCCACGTCGATCCGCACGTTCATCGTGGCGATCTTCTTCTCGGTGGCGAGTCTGCGCACCTCTCCGGCCGTCGCGTCCGTCGGGTTGCCGTGCTTCGAGTAGACGTTTCGGAACCAGATACCGCGCCGCTCGTAGAACTCGGTGGAATCGGGACCGCCCCTCGACACATCCACCCCCAGCGCCGTGTCGGCCGGATCGACTCCAGCCGGCGGTTCCTCCGTCCACCGTGCCTGCGCGGCGGCGATCCACACGAGCGGAATGAACGCATCGACCACGTCGGGCGCGAACTCCCCACCAACCCGAGCCCGGAACATCGGCGAGTCACGGCCCCAGTCTTCCGCTTCCTTCGCCACCCACTCCTTCGAGCAGTACGGAGAATCTTCACTCGACCCCGTGAACGTGGCGAACTGATGCCGCTTGCTCGTGAACGCCGCGTAGAACTCCGACTCCGGCTGGTAGTAGGCGTTGCCGACGATAAGCAACTTCGACACGGGAGCGGTGAGCAGCGAACGAATGGCAGGCCACATGCGCGGCTCCACCGCCTGAGCCTCACTCACCACCACAAGAATCGCCGTTCCACTGTGAAACCCGGTGAATCCGCCCGGATCGTCCGCCGTGTACCCGATCATGTAGTGCTTCGAGTCGCCGCTCCGGAGGGCCTCGGTCTGGAGTGTTCCTCCGATCCCCCACTCGCCTCCGCCGCGCATCTCGGCCTGTCGATACAGCGACGCGATCTCAGCCCAGATTACATTTTTCACTTGCCGTTGTGTGGGCGCAGTCGTCACTCAATGCTTTGGGCGATACGCGACGTGAAACCAAAGTGCGGCGACAGCCGCTACCCCGTCTTTCCCGAAAGAATGCCCGGTCTTCACCGCAACCGCAGGATGATCGCGCAAAGCATTGAGCACGTCTCTCTGGAGCGGAATCGGCGTGAATCCGCAAATCTCACGAGCGAAAAACTCGGGAGACTGACGGATCGACCAGGCGAGTTTCGAGATGGAGTCAGACTGGGCCATTCGTGAAAATCCAAGATTCGCCTTTTCCATAAAGGTCCGAAAAAGAAATCGACGGATACACGGCTCTTACGAGTCGGTGTTCGACGATGGCAACATCTCGCGGATTCACACAATCCGCATCGCGCTCATGCGGGCAACAGTGGTCGCCCACTTCTGACTCGCACATATTCCCCACACCGTTCAAGGTCTCGACCTTCAAGACCCGGTCTGGCGCTATGACTACAATCTGAAAGGACATTTCGAGAGTATTCAATTCGCGCGCACGCTCAACGGTGATGTTGTCCGGGTGAAAAGCGGGGCACGTCAACTCACGCACCATTTTTGCCAACGAAGCAATGCTCACAGGTGTGGCCATCGTTATCTCCCTTCACATGAACCTCTAGTAGATGTGAGACGAAGAACTTGTATCCGCTGTGCCCTTCCAGCGCGACAAGGTCTTCTGGCACCGGAAAATTCAAGATGCGAAGGATACTCGCGGCGTTTATTGCGACAGAGTCACAGACTAGATCGCCTTTGAATAGCGTGTACTCCTTCATGTCCACGCTCCACACGATGGCGTGCATAGACGACGACAAGACCACATCGGTCTCAGAACTCTTGCTCATCGCATCGAGAAAGGCTTTCGTTTCTGGAGTCATAGCCTCTTACCCCGGTCAATGTCCGAGAACTCGCTTATGATGCTGACTCGTCCTTTGGCGCTATCGGTTGACTCGTCGGCACCGGACTAACCTCGACGTACTTGGTCGCTCGTTCACCGAGTTCCTGCAACGAGATCATCGCCTTCCCGGCTTCGACCACGTTCGCGTCCTGCCGAATCTGGATCGCCTGCTGGGTCGCGAGCACGTCTCGCATCCCCATGCACTTCGCCAACAATTCACACGATCTTCGTCTTGAACTCGGTTCGGCCGTCTCGTCCTCCGCGAGCTCCGCCACAATATCGACGAGCCGCTCACGACTGATCCGCTTCATGACCGCGATCCGGAACCCAACCACGTCTCGAATCTGCTCAATCTGCGCGGCACGGAGTGCGGCATGAATCAGCGTCGTGTTGACGGCGGCTTCGTCTTCGATGTCGATCCCAGCCTTGTCAAGCAGATTGTCGATGAGCGATCGTTTCGGAACCTTCTCCTCCCCATCATCGGGAACGGGATGCTTGGCGGATTCGCGTTTCATCTCAATGCCCTCCATTCATGTCTTCCTCTCCCAGTGAATACAACCGAATTCAGGAGCGTCACACTTTGACCGATCCCCCTTGAGCACCACCCAGTAATGCTTCGTCGGGTCCAGTTCGACGATAGCCACACCCTCCCGTCACCAAAACCAAACTTGCAGCAATCACGCCCCGCTATCCTGATGCCAGGACACTCCTTCGCGTGCCACGCATCGAAGGTGGGAGTGGATGCGCCACCGCACTTCTCGCACGTGTACACGACTTGCCTCTGGATTTTGCTCATGGCCTACTCCGGCTACTGATGAACCCCGGCGGAATCGTGAACTCAACGTGGCATTCTCCATCCGGACCGGACTCCCACGTACGATTCAACCCGGCCTGCGTCAGCAGATCACCCAACCCCATGACAGCCGCGACAACCCGGTGCTTTGCCTCGCACATCTCGGAGCACACCGCATCCGGACCCATCTGGAAGTATGGGTACTTAACGTACCCTGGGTACGATTCCCAGCCCAACTTGACCCACGACCATCCTTTCGGCAGCGAAGGAAGTGGTGCGCCGTGAAGAGCCATTCGTATCGCTTCCGGGAGCCCCACGAAAACACGCTCCCCCTGATCCCTCTTTCCGCACACCACACATGCCGCCCCGAAGATTATCGTGGTCCCCATCACTTCTCCTCTCATGTTTCCAGAATCCAGACCATCACAATACTCCGTGATCGGGCTGTCCTAACCGATCAATCGCAACATGGATGTCATCGCTTGACCGTACTTGACACCATCCTTTCAACCACCTTCGCAAAACGATCGACCTCATTCCCCGGAAGATTTTGCAGAGTCTTCGGTATCAAAAGCATCACGGTCACATCGTATGGAGTGAGCACGCAAGCGTGGAAAAATAGATCGTTGTTGACCGCGTACTTCTCAATCACCTCCTGCACATCAACCAGATTGTCCGGGTAGTTCATTGCACTTCCCCCTTGCTCGTCCTCTCCGCATTGCAGAACTGCCTATGCTTCTTCCGGAATGCCAGCGCCACGTTACCCACCGATCCCGTCCGGTTCTTCGCGACGATCACCTTCACCGCATTGTCCGTCGGATCGCTCCCATGCGGCCGATGCAGAAACAGCACAATGTCCGCATCCTGTTCTTGACTCCCTGAATCGCGTAGATCGGATAGCCTCGGCTCACGCTGCTCCGAATCGCTCCCGCGATTCAACTGCGACATGGCAAGGACGGTGATTCCGAGTTCGCCCGCGATCCTCTTCAACGTGCGCGACACCTCAGCCACCTCCTGCTCCCTCAGCCGTCCCCGCTCCTTCGGCGTCTCCACCAGCTGCAGATAGTCTACCACGAGTAGAACGATCCCATGCTCCTGTTTCAGCCGTCGCGCCTCCGCCCTGAGATCGGCGAGCTCGAGCCCCGCACGACACGTCAGCCAGAGAGGCACATCGCTCGCGCACTGCACGGCACCTCTCATCGACGCTGGGCCACCTGCGCGCTGACGTCGCGGAGCCGGCCTCCGTCCAGGCGCACGTATCGCGTGGCGACGCGGTCCAGGAAGTAGCGGTCGTGAGATATCACGAACACGGTTCCCTTGTACGCTTCGACCGCCT